TCTTATCTTAAAATTATCTAACGCCTTATCGTAGTCTTGCATGTCTTGTGGTTCTACTACAATGTAATGTGGTATCTGCATACGGGCAAGTGATCTACTTGTAATCATTGTATCACTACGACCTTTACTTACAATGTAACAAGGGTGTCTAGGGTTAGTTCTCTTTTCTTGTACCCATCGTAATAATAAATTTTTAGTAATCTCTAGTTTAGGGTGCCAGATAGATTTACTTTTTTCTGTAACTTCTTGTTCTATCTTTTCACCAAACTCTTTGTAATCTTCTTTTGTTCTAAAGTGTAATAGAAACTTACGATATGGTGCGTTGTCTTCTTGTTTATATTCTGGCATACCTTTCCAATGTTTAGGCCATGCGTTGTCTTGTATTTCACTATCTCTTGTTTTGTCTGCTTTTACTTTACCAAAAAATTTTTTGACTTTCTTTGGTTCTAGTTTTCTTCTATCAATGACAACTGGTTCATCATCATCAGCAAGAAAACTTGTGCCTGCACTTGTAGATTTAAGTGGGTAATATGTTTCTGTTACATCACCAGGTATCATTTGATTAATCTTTTTACAAAAGTCTTCTAGGTCATCTAGGTTTCTAAATGCCATGTAGATTGTTTTGTATGTATCGTCTTTTTGTTTTATTTCTTTTTGGGTAGTATCAATAACAGTACCCACAATAAGATCATCACCTTCAACATGTCTATCCAGTGTGGCGATGTATTCGTCATCTTTGACTTGCGTCTTTTCCATAAAGTTATCATATCTTGCACTTTCTTTTACCATTACATAAACTCCTCTATAGTATTACTCACTTGCGATCTTTTATAAACTTCTTTCATGTGGTATCTATATTTTGTTTTACCATCTTTTTCAAATATATCAATTGCATACGGATATCTTTTTTTCAAATCTAATATTGCTTTATGATGTTCGTCAGATTGAAAAACATTATCAGGCATTTTGTCGAACATATCTTTCCAAATAATTCTTGTATCTTCTAATTCTTTGGTTGTACTTCTATTATCATACATAAACTCACAAGATTTTCTACTGTTTATGCCTCGTGAAAAACATTCAAACATAAAAGTAATATCTTCAGCAATTCTATTTGATGTGATATTCATATCGTTTATATGTTTGGAGATTACGGCACCATCATAAAAAGTATATGCGAATACATTTACAGTATCTAAATATCTTTTATCACCAGGTGGTATACCAGCGTCAGAAATACCACATACACCAAATTCATCTAACCACTCGTCCATCATATTATACATTCGCATAATCTCATTTGGCGTTGCAGGTCTTTTAGATGTTTCCATATCAGATACATCACCAAAATACTTTTGATTTCTCTTTTTCAGAATTAAATCATCATCAACAACTGCATATCGTATATTGCCAGCATGTTTATGAATAAACAATCTTGTTTCTGATAGTTGAGTCCATGTACCAACTAACTTTTCTGGTATACACAAATACTCACAATCATAATTGTATAAATGTTTTTCGTTAGGGTCTATGACCATAGTAACTCTTTTCTTTAACTCGTCTGGTAAGTTCAGAAAAGATATTTGTTTTGTAGCACGCCTAACTGTGGGTATATAAATTTTTTCAATCATTTACTATATTATATCACAAAACACCAAAAAAGTCAAGCCTACTCCATAATTTTAGTGAAGTTCCCTACTTTTTCAAACCTCATTACATTGGCAAATCTATCTGCTATCATATCTGTTTTGTGTGATATAATAAAGATATTCTCACCTTCTAAAGTATTTAGGATTTTTAAAAAGTCATCTGTGCCACTGCCATCTAAACTACTGTCAAATATTTCATCTAGTAATAATAGATTGGTAGATATACTATTCTTCATCTTTGCAATAGCACGCCAAGTAAATAATAATGCCAGATTTATTCTCATTTTTTCACCCTCACTAAAAGAGGCATAAGAGAAATCATCACGGAATCTACTTCTTATTGTTTCTTTAAATTCATTATCTAGTTTAAAGTTTACAAAGAAGTCCATACTTGCAAGATACTTGTTAATGAGTTGGTTCATTATAGGTAGATATTGTTTTATTACTTTTGTTTTGATACCACTATCATTTAACATTGTTCTTGCGGCACTAAGGTAATCTAGTTCTTCACCTTTACTTGTTTTCTTTTTATCTATTTCTTGTTGTTGATTTTCTAATTCTGATAACTTGCCTCTCGCTTCGCCAGTATCACTTGATTGTTGTTTGAGTTCGTTAATCTTATGTGTTAATTTTGTGTTAATATTGTGTAACTCTAATTTTGATTGTTCAAACTTGGCCACATCTATCTCTACGGTTCTTATTTCTGTTTCTATGTTTTGTATCTTTTCTAATCTTCTACTAATATTTCTTATTTCTTTGTCCGCGTCTTCTAATGCTTGATTCCATTTCATAATAGATTGATTGTTCTCTCTAATCATATCTTGTTTGTTACTCAATACCTGATTGCATGTTGGACAGTTGTCATGGTTCTCGTAGAATGATTTGTGTTTGTTACATTCTTTTAATTTACTTTCAAACTGTGCCTCAAAGTTTCTTAACTTGGTAGACTTATCAGATAGACCATCTTTATCTGTTATTTGATTTCTTAACTTTGATATCTCACTTTGTAATGCATTGATGTGAGTATTGTATTTGTCTATGGCATTTGTATTACTTGTAACTTTCTCTATCTCACTTTGTACCTCGATATCAGATCGTTCTTGTAATTTACCAATATATTCTTTCTGTGTTTCAATCTTGGCATTTGTAATATCAAGTTCTCTTAATATATCTTTGATTTGTTCTTCTTGTTCTTTTATTCGTATTTTCGCCAACATTTGCATTACAGAAAATATCTTAATGTCTAATATGTCCTCAACGACCTCTCTACGGTGAGAGGACTTTAATTCCATAAAAGGTACAAAGGTTGAAGACCCTAATATAACAACTTGTGTAAAACTTCTATAATTAAACTTTAGTATTTGTTGTTCTAACATCTTTTGATAATCTGCTATTGTGGCGTCTTGGTTTATCATTTCACCATTTTGGTAGATTTCAAATATGTTAGGTTTGATACCTCGTCTAATCTTATACTTGTTGTTTGATATACTAAACTCTAGTTCTACCTCTGTGCCACCTAGATTAATACTATTGATTAATTGTTCTTGTTTGATTTCTCTAAAAGGTTTTTTAAACAAAGCAAAACATAAGGCGTCTAATATAGTAGATTTACCTGCACCATTATGACCTACGATAAGTGTGGTCGTATTCTGGTTTAGTGGTATCTCTATAAATTGATTACCAGATGAAAGAAAATTCTTCCATCTTATCTTTTCAAATACTATCATTTACCAATATCTATTCGGGTATTCTTCTTTGTTTGTAAATCGTAAGTTGCCTGATACACTTATTCTTACGCCTTCTGTTTTAAATGGATAAACCTCATGGTTTAATTCTGCAGGAAATATCCACATGTTACCAACTTCTGGAAATACAGGGTGCTGTGTCTCTTTCCATTTCTGGTCGCCTCGTTGACTTAATTCCATACAAAAGTTTAATGTGCCTGGTGGCGTTGAGTTTGATACATGATTTTTTATTTCTTCGTCCCAATCTGGGTTTTGACAAAATATAACAAATGATAAATCACCACTATGATTATGTGTAGGGTTAAACTCACCTGCTTGCATATAATTAATCCATAAACTTTCTAAACTAAATCGTATAGGAAAACGAATACTATTACCATCTTTATCTTTTGGTAAGTATTGATGTAACATAAAATGGTCTTCATGGCTGTGTCTGTATGCCATAAATATCTTACCCATTTTAGACATGAACCAATCTTTATCATCTGGTGTATAAAAGTGTTCGTGGTTTATATGACCTGCAAGTGCCTTTCTGGCGTCATTTCTTTTATTCTTTTGTGCCCGTTCTACAAGTTCATTGATGAAATTCATAGGTAGTTTGAGACCCATAACAAATGGTCCCCAAACACAAGACTTAAATTTAAATTCTGATCTTTCTTTTTCTAAATCGACAGGCTCAATATCTGCTAATCTCATATTGATATTGCCTATCATATCTGGTTTCTCACTCATATTTCAATATCTCCTGCTTCAGTATATAAAGATTTCATTAAGACTTTCAACTTATCTTTATCTAAATCTGTTTCTAGTTGTTCAATATAATTATCTAAAAGTGTTGGTGTATCTTCACTTCTCTCAGCGATATCATCAGCAACTGTAGAAGCGTCTAGGTCAGAAAAGTCTTCAACAACTTTTATATCATTGACGGTCGTTTTGTAGAACCCGTCTAAAAATTTATCAAATAAGAAATAATCTTTTTTCTTTTCGACAATCAGTTTTACAAACTTGTCATTGTATTTCGAATGGTCAAAGTTTGAGTAATCGTTTGTTTCGTCATTGTAATATATTTTTTCGTGTATTGTTTCTGGGTTTCGTATATGTTTTATTTCTCTTGTTTCTGTATCTAGTATGTGAAAACCTTTTGGGCAATTATAGTCTGCCCAGTTAAACTCGTATGGACTACCAAGATAATATATTTGACCATCGTCAGATTTCTTATGAAAATGGCCAGATAATACTGTTTCAAATCTTCTAAACAGTTTCTTTTCTAAACCGTTTGTTGATATATGACCATTGTGCATTTCAAAACCTTTGATTTCTAAATGACCAAGTACCATATCAGCACTCTCTTGTTCTAACATCATTGTCGTTTGTTCTATGTTAGAAGAATTGACCCATGGTAGAAATAACATTCTCATATCATCTATCGTTGTTACTTTAGGGTCTTTATGTATGTTAAACAATAAAGGGTTGAGTAATTCACTTGGTGCGTTTATCTCATTTGTATTTTTATAATAAGTATCATGGTTACCAACAATGATGTCGATATTACAACCACGATCTATTAATGGTTTTACAAACTTATTGTTAAAGTCAGATAGTGTTTTAAAGTTTACAAACTTTCGTCTATCTAACACATCACCAAGATGTATCACATTCTTTATATGATTAGCCTCTAGGTAAGGAAAAAATATCTCATCATAAAACTTATAGAAGTATTTACTGTAATGAGGGTTATCGTTTCTTGCACCTAGGTGTGTATCTGCAATTAAAGCAATTTCCATATTATGCCATAAAGTATTCTAATTTCTTAGGTTCTTTCTTTTTTCGTTTTACTTGTTTAGGTGTCTCTTGTTTTGGTTCTTCTTCGTATATCATATTCTTTTTAAGAAAGTCTGTATAGGCATTTTGATATTCTGTATTATCACTTTCTTGCCTTACAATCTCATCTAGTCCACCCTTCATTATTAGTTTCTGTTTTATCGTTGTTTGTTTTTTCTCTTTCTGTATTCTACGAATAAAAGCATAATAAATTATTTGGGTGAAATAGGCAAAAGGGTTAGATGATTTATCTGGGTCAAAGTTTGCCACATACTGTAGGCAATTCTCTATACCATCAGATATCATATCCTCTTTGTATGTATAGTTTATAAAGTTTGGTCTGTAAGATAAATGATTTGCAATCTTTAGAAAACACTCACCAATGTAATCACTTATAGGTGGATCTTTTCTTTTTCTGTTTCTTGCACTTACCACTTTCTTGTGGTATTTTTTCATTTCTTCTAGGAACTTTTTGTTATCAACATAATGTTCCTTTTTTCTTGTATTTAATTTTACATTCATAATTATCTATTATATCACATTATAGTATAAAAGTCAACCACATATACTACATTTAGTTAAATTATTTTTTTGGTAAAAAGTGCTTGACAAAAACCGTAACTTGGTGTATAATGGGCCATGCCCCGGTTGTCAGAGTATCTTGCTTTAGTGTTTAGTCTTGTTACCTTTGAGATACTCCATAGTATCATAGTATTCTTCATCGTCCATTCTATCCATCATATTCTGAAATTTGTTACGATTGTCTTGTTCTCTTTTGAGTTTATCTTGTATAGGTTCTAATTTTTTCTGATAATTCATTCTTATATTATTATAGTAATCTTTGAGACTATCGTTAGGCACGGCCAAAGTCATTACATTATTTTTATGTATTGAGTATATCTTATCAGTAGATTGGAATACCCAAGGTCTCAATGCCATTCGTTCTTCTATCCAGTATTGGTCATCTTCAACTGGTTCATTATGTAAATCTATTTTGTATGGTTCATGTAATCGTAGAAAGTCAGAGCCTTCTTGCGTGTATATACCTGCGATTACTTGTTCACCAGAAACAAGTTTTAATAATCTTGGTATTGGTATTCTTACATGTGTTTCTTTTACCTTAGTCATACTATTATTTATATGTCCACATTATGCATTTCGTAGTCAAACTCCTGCTCTGTATAAAACCCTACTCTTTCCATAAAATGATTGAGGGTAAAGTTTTTTCTTTCTTTGTACGAAAAGTCATCAGCAATATCATACAAAGTCGCCTTAGACTTACTATCACCAAGACGCAACCCACGACCAAGAGACTGTAAAACTCGTATTTTAGATTTGGTAGGGCTTGCGAATATAACATTGTGTAGATTCCTAATATTGATACCAGTAGAAAAAGTTCCGTAACTCGCAACGATAATGGCATTGTTTTCATTTTCTGTAATACTCCTTATTGTTTCTCTATCTTTAGTGTCTGTGCCACCATAAACAAAAAATAATTTTCTTGTATGTGGGTCTAAAGTATCACCAATCATATCATACAGTATTTTACCATGTTTGTCAACATATTGAAATAAAACTAAAGTATTCCCTGTCTGGTCTTTGGTAAGATTTTTGATAAAGTTGTTTCGTCTTTGATGTGTTACTATGTATTCCATTTCTTCTTGGTACTTTAAGTTCTTCACTTGTATGCAATCTTCTTTAGGATATTTAAGTACCACACATTGTATTTTTAAATCTGCAAGTTGTTTCTTATCTATCAAATCTCTAGTAGTCGTAACATTTGTAACAGGGCCAAACAAACCTTCTAATACTAACTTGTGGACTTTACTATCATCTAGGGTACCAGTTGTGCCTATTCTAAAGTTTGCATTGACTAGACTACCCATAATCTTTTGTAGTTCTTTTGATTTGTATAGATGTGCCTCATCACCAATTACACAATCAAACTGTTCAAAGTATTTCTTATCAAAGGTCGCTAGAGATTGCCATGTAGATACAACAACAGGTTTCTTTTCATCTATCTCATAACCATAATACTTTCTTTGCACATAGTTTTCCGCTTTCCAACTGTAGTCTTCAAAGTCTTTGTACATTTGTTCTACCAATGATGTGGTTGGCACTACTAACAAACTTCTTTTACCAAGTGTTGTCATCATTCGTATGATACAATAGATGATTAAAGACTTACCACTGGCAGTAGGCGATAACAAAATACAGCGTCTATGATTAATCGCATGTGCAAAAGCGTCCAGTTGATAATCTCTTATTTTCAATGATTTAGTCAAAATTTTATCAACAAACTTGGAAAAATCATCTCTAGGAACGCGGCCTCCGCTGTTTAAGCCTTCCGGTAGTATGATTGTATGTCTGTTTTTTTCGCAAAAATGCTGTATGTACGGCACCAACCCTCTATAGATTTTACCAGTCGCTTTACTGTATAATCGTATCTTGCCGTCCCATCTTCTCGCACGGACACTAGGCATGAAACTTGCACCTGGCACTTGGAATGTAAAAAAGTCTGATAGGTCTTGGACTAATCCAAGGTCTTCACTTTTACATTTGACATATGCCTGATTAAAGATTTCTACTGTTAATTCGCTCATCTAGTTCTTCGTATGATATATTAGTCCAATTATCTCTTTCATCTAATTCTTCTATATTATCACCAACATGTATAAATTCGTGTGTGTCGTATTTGTTTAATAATCTTTTCGTATGAAATATCCAGTTTGTTGGATTAATTTTGTTTGCATTAGTACCAACATAACCTTTAGTGCCTTTGTATATATTGTTTACTGTTTCGTTTTTTGAGAAGTAATCATAACCTAGTAGATATATCTTTTTCTCTTTATCTGCTGCCATCATGGCAATCAATATACCTGCATTTGTTTTTTCATTCTTGTATTTACCTAAACCCATAACCTTATCTTTCTTCTTTGTCCAAGTTATGAGATAACCCTCTTGGTCTTCGCTGAGATATAGTTTGAAATCGTCTTCATTCTTATCTGGGTTTTCTTCTCTCATCTTTTTCATTAAGTCTCTATTGTTTGCCCAACATACAAAATATCTTTTCTTTTCACCACGCCATGCCCACTCGTCAGTATAATCGTTTATGTCTATGTCTTGCCCTATAAATTTTGCAACTGTTTCAGGTTCAAATAATTTAGGGTACAATGTGTGTGGATTCTTTTCCCATGTTTTCAGATATACAGGATTCTCAAATGCATAACCACTTCTATAAATCTCATGGCATATGTTGTAGTCCATCGCCAATAATACATCAGGTGTAAAGTCTCTATACAGACCATTACAACCATATATCTTTCCATGTTCTCTTAATTTATGTAGGTCAAAGTCTTTTCTACTCTCACCATTACCAATACAAAATATCATGCCAATCTCACATTCTCATAATTGTTTAATATATTATCCCAGTTACCATACTGTACAAATTTCATTTGTGGGTATAATTCAAAAGTCTCTACAAACTGTTTACTTGGAAATACTTTAGGATTATTTTTAAGTGGATAATTATTACTACTCTTATATATGTTATTATGTTTACCCGTTTTATCATAATCAAATCCAATCATATGTACCTCTACACCACCTGGATATTTCCACTCATCATTCAAATACTTACACGCATTTACAGTTGCCATTCTTAATGCTGCCGTACCACAATCAGGCCAATCTTCGTCCCAATAACATATTCTATTATATGCGTTTCTACTTTCACTATCGTTTCGCCAACGATGTTGAAATAATACTCTACGATCTTTCCAACAACCTGCAAAAGTAACTTCGTTAGATATACCTTTGTCTTTACAAAACAAATAGTCTGTCCAATAATCTCTATAAATGGCATTGCACCCATACTTAACACCTTTAAGATTGTCTATGTTAATAGACCTTCTACTCTCACCGTTACCAATAACCCAATGTATTAACACTAGATACTGCCTTCAGTAAACTTTTTCCATTCTATCGCATTTTTAATTTGAAAGGTGCGATTGTTAATTTGTTTAAGTGTATCTTCACAGAATTTACATATCTGTTTTAGATATTCAATCTTTTGTCTTTGTTTAATAATACTATCGTCAGCGTCTAAAAACTTGTCAACATCTTGTCGTAATACTTTTAAATCAAAGTTTTCATTTTGATATTCTTCTGGGTCTGCTTTACCAGTATAGAATAACCATCTTTTGACATGTAGTTTAGAATAGTCGCCTTCTTCTTTCTTCAACATCAAGGCATATGTTGAATATATCTTTAAGTATTTTGAGTGTAGTGTAGGTGTAGATAAACTCTCTATATCAAGTTGAGTATCATCTATTGCCAGGTCTTTAGACGCCTGGTCTTGTAGTTCTTCTAGTGTCATAGTATCTCATAATTATAATGTTTTATATGTATGTATCTTATAGCCGAACACACAAGTTGCGGTTAGATATTCCACATCAGTTAAGTTTTGATTATACTCTAAAGCACTTAATGATTTAGGGTATATGTCTTGGTAATTTATTTCCATAATATTAATATTTCTACTTGTCATTACCGTCAGTTTAGCGTCAGCAAATATTGCACCATCATTTGTGGCATTAGTAGGTCTACCTGCGTCAGTTGACCTAGTCTGTGTTGACAATGGCATTCTATCACCACCATCAGCGATTAATGCTCTATACTTTTCATCGCTATCTACCTGTGCCAACCCTGCCATCCAATCATGTATCTGTTTGTATGTCTCAAGGTTTTCATCTACCGTAAATACTATTGTTAAGTCTTCAAATGTCAAATCGTTACCAGGTATTTTAAGTTGTTGCAATCTTGTGGGTTGTAACAATTCAGTTAGAGTGATACCAGGCACATTTGCCTGTATTGTGTTAAACTCAACTTTTGGTATCTTTACACATTGAAACCTAAACTTGGTAGGGTCTGCAAAGTCCAGATTGACTGGTTGTTTTGAGGCTAAACTTGCTTCTGTCATATTATTATTTATAATAAAAAAAGGGCGACATTTCTGCCGCCCCCTTATTCCAGTGTGGAAGTGAAATTACATTAAGTTTGTAACTTTTACCATTCTGTAGTAAATGTTTGCTTGG